TGTCAGTACAATTCAACTTTTACTGCTGTTACATTTGAAGATATAGATTCTATGATCACATCTTCACTTAACAAAGCTAGAGAGAAGACTCCTGAAAATACTTCTCCGGTTGAACAGGTAATCAAATTCTAATTTGTGAATAACTTGTATAGGAAATCATCTGGGATTTTCCAATACAGTTATATAAAAATTTTATAGTCTTTTATAAATGACTACAACTTTAATTTTAAATTAAATTTGAAAATATAATAAAGGAGTGACAATTATGCCTCAGAATGTGCAAATCGTACCTAAGTATCTGCATCCTCATGTAGCTACTTATATTAACGATAATACTGTAGTTAACGATGAAGCCGCTGCTACAGTTGATTCTAACATAAAGTACTTAGCAGTGTTTAGATCTCCAATGGGTATTGATAACACACTCATTAAGAAGACTAGCCTTGCTGATTTCTATGCAACATTCGGCAGATCAAACTACAAGAAGTATGGTCAGCCTCTTATGATGCCAATAGCTGAACTCTCATCTGGTAACGCTTCTGTTTACTGTATGAGAATTATGCCTGATAACTCACTTGCTGCTAACTCTGTTCTTAGAGCTATGTATAAAGCAGATGCAGAAACAGGTAAATTCACAGTAAAACTTAAGTACTCTAACGTATCTAAAGATACACAGGGATACAGCGTTGCTGACGGTAAAACACGTAAGGCTATGGCAGCATGGCTTACAAGAGTTGTCAATGGCTTTAACACTTCAACTGCTGATGAAGACGGTTGGAAGACAAAGGGCATTGCAGCTTTCCGTATGAATGGTAGAGGTGTATACGGTAACAACTACCGTTGGAGAATCTCACCAAACTCAGAATACGAAGAAGAAATCGGTATCAAGATGTACTCATTTGAAACACTCTCAACAGACAATGGTCTTAGTGCTATTGATATTCATGTTGGTTCAGCTGTTACATCTAACAAGTACCGCTCAATTACACAGATCAATGACATTATTGATGACCTTGATCTTGGTTCAGCTCCGATGGATACTCGTGTATACGAAGATAACATCGAAGCTCTTTATAATGAATACGTAGCATTCATTAACACACTCGCTTCAACTCCAGCTGGTCTCCAGAAGATTGAACGTAAAGATGCTGATGGCAAGCCAATCATCCCAGCTCTTGACGAATTTGATATCTTCTTCGGTACAGACGTTGCTACAACAACAAAGCACACAAACTTTGTAGTTGAAATTGAAGCTGGTAATACTGATACAGAAGTTATCTCTGTTAACCGCTCACAGGGTATCACACTTGCTGGTGGCTATGATGGTGACTTCGGTTCAGATGCAAGATGGGTTGACCCAACTGACCCAACAATCATCATCACAGGCGACGCAGCTATCGCTAAGTATGAGATTGCTTGTTACAAGAATGCTTTCAACGGCGTTTACGATAACACTCTTCTCTCAACAAGACGTACACCTCTCAACTACATGTTCGATGCAAACTATCCTTACGAAGTTAAGGGTGCATTAGCAGATCTCGCTAACTTAAGAGAAGACTGCCTCTGCTACATCGACGGTGGTGTTGAAACAACTCTGAACCAGCTTGATAACTGCATTTCAAATATGGCTCAGTTCAATACAAGAAACCTTTCAAAGGAATTCCAGCACTATGTTGTAAGAGACCCTGAAACAGGTAAGAAGTGTGATGTTACAACAACATACTTTATTGCTCAGAACATTGGTATCCATACAACATTAAATGGTACACAGACACCATTCGTTAAGAGATATGCTCAGCTTACTGGTCATATCAAGGATTCCCTTGAACCATGCATTAACGATATCGCAATGGACGAAAAGGAAAAGCTCTACAAGGCACGTATCAACTACTTCGAGAATATCGATGAGAACGTATACCAGAGAGCTACACAGTCTACAGCACAGACAATCACATCTGATCTCCTCGAAGAATCCAACATGAACGTTCTCTTCGAACTTAAGAGACAGATTGAAAAGGACTGCTGGGATATCATTTACACATTCACTTCAGCTGAAGACAGAGCAGTATTCAAGAGAACTGAAGAAGCTAAGTTCGTAAGCTGGATCGGTGTTAAGTGTGAATCATTATCTATCGACTTCGATCAGTCAGACTTCGAAGCTGAAAGATCAATCCTCCACTGCTATGTAGCTGTTGTATTCAGAGGCATTACAAAGAGAGTTATCATCGAAATCGATGTTAACAAGCGCAACAGCGTAAGCGAATAAGAAAGGGGTGACAATGTATGGCTAATAGTTTACAGACATTCCAGACTGGTATTCACTCATCTGATTCAGCTGGTACAATTACAAATTATGCATTATTCCTCGGCGGTCTTAACGTTACTCGTAATGCTCTCCAGCAGTATGACCCGCTTAAGACAGGCTTTGGCCGTATCTTCATGATCAGACAGCCTCTTTTCATTGAAGAACTTGCTAAGAATAGTACAGACCTCCAGAATAAGATGTCAATGTTCAAGCACATTCTCGAATATGCCAACACTGGCGTTGAAGGTGGTAACGATATTCAGGTTCAGACATCACAGATGCAGGGCGGTTATACTAACCGTGCAATGGATATTCCAACAATTGCAACTGATGATACAAATGAACTTACAATTAAGACATATGAATTCTCAGGATCACCTGTAAGAGAATTCGTACAGTTCTGGATCAACGGTGTAGCTGACTTACAGTCAGGTTTCTCACACTACTATGGTGCTCCGGTTCCTGTTTCACAGGCTAACCACACAGCAGAATTTATCTACGTTGTTACAGATCAGTCAGGTAAGAAGGTTGAATTCGCAGCTCTCTATGCTAACTGCTTCCCTAAGTCAGTTCAGCTCAGCCAGTTCAACTACGATGCTGGTACACATGATCTCGTTCAGATGAACGTAACATTTACTGCTACAAGATACATGAGCCCACAGATCAACGAGCAGGCTGTTAAACTTATCAATAAGTATAACGTACTTGTCGACTCTCTCTACTTCAACAGTGGTTATGATGTTTCAATCGATAAGAAAACTGGTACACAGTATGATACTAAGTCAGGTGTTCTTGTTGATAAGAAGATCTCTCCTAACTGGTATCGTGATGAAGACAGAGGCGAATCTTACGATCTCGCTGCTCGTCAGTAATATATACTTTTTGAACCTCCGTTTATCTGGTTTTAACATATATAAAGAATCCCGTACATGGCTTTCATGTACGGGATTTTTAACGGTAAGAATACCCTACACACGGAATATGTGTGTAGGGTATTCTTTATGTAGTAAGTGAATGAATTGATAGTATTTACCTATATGTTATGCTTCTGGAGTTTCTTCTTCTGCCGGTTGTGCTTCTCCACCACCGTTATCTCCTCCGTTATTCTCATCTCCTTCACTATCGGATTTGAGATCGTCACTTACACCATTTAGTTTAACTTCATCATATATTTCTTCAAGTTTAGCAAAGTCAAGCATTGGTAAGAATTCTTTTGCAACTTTCTTCTTGAAGTCATTTATTCTAGTCATCATTGTCTCATCCTGGTTATCCTGTCCGAAGAATAAGTTAACTGCCCATTCCTGGAATGCATTGTGGTTGTTTATTAACTCACCTGTAATATTAGCATTTCCTGATTTTGGCTGGATGAAGTTGAATGAGAATGACTCTATTATATTCTCTGGGATAGTAGTACTATACCTCATTATAGTTTTATATAATTCAGTAATCTGTACATTGTAGTCAAGCTGGAACGATACTACTCTACCAGTGAATCTATTATTTGCAAGTTCAAGTGTCTTAGCAAATTCTGCTTCATGTAAGTAGTTAAGTAATACATCTGGAACACCTGTGCCGGAGATATATGCTTTCTTTAACATCTCCATGAAGTCAGAGTTTATCTGTACTTCCTGTCCAGATAATATTTCTGTTTCAATACCACGTTCTCCTGATTTTCCTACAGGGATATACATTTCACTGCCCTGTCCTACTTTATTTACTAAAGTAGTATAAGAGAACATGTCTGTTAAGGTAACTTGTCTTTCTTGTCTTATTCTAGCAATTTCCTGTATCTTATTAGCAACGTTCTTCTCTATACCAGATTGCTTGATATAGTTTACCTTAGTGTCGTTACTATTAAGGATAATGCTCATGAATTTAAATAATAAGAGCATGAGATAAAGTTTTGCATAGAATAATGATGGCTCTATAATAGATACACCATGTCCATTTTCATCTTCATTTATCTTAAATGGAATGATATATTCCTTAGGGATGAACTGGAACTTGATCTTTCTATTATTGAGTCTGAAGTAATTTAATGCTTCTACGATAAGTTTCTTGAATTTGATATTCTTCTCTAAGAATTTCTTATCAAAAGAAGCTACGATAGTTTCTGCTATACTACTTAAGATGTTATTCTCATTTGAGTTATTATCGTACTTATCATAGTATACCGTAGAAGTAAGAATACCTGATAACGGAGTAATATCTTCTTCCTGAATGTAGTAATAACCTATGACCTCATTCATAATCTCTATAGGGAGGAGATGTGTAGGGTCGA